GAAGGTTGCAGTGATTGAGAAGATCATTGACATCGTCACAAACATGGAGGCGTAATGGGTACGAGCAAGGGACACGGCAAGTACATTGAAACACCCGAGCGGATGTGGGAGCTGTTCTTGGCTTATGTGCAGGAGGTCAAAAGCCAACCGCGATACAAGTTCGTGTTTGTAGGCAAAGACGGCAAGAAGGATAAGGAAGAACTCGAGCGACCACTGACGATGGAAGGCTTTGAGTTGTATGTTGCAGACCTACAGGTCATCACAGATTTGAGCGACTACTTCGAGAATAAACAAGGTCGATACGATGCGTATGTCCCCATCTGCACTCGCATACGCAAGGCTATAAGGCGTGATCAAATTGAGGGCGGAATGGTAGGTCAGTATAACGCCAGCATCACGCAGCGCCTTAACGGCTTGGTGGAGAAGACACAAGCAGACGTCAAAATCGAGCAGCCTCTATTCAATGACTGACGCAATCACCGTCGAGAAGCTGAAGCAGATAGGTGGATTTTAAGCACACCACCGCAATCAAGCGCATCAGGCGGATGACTGCCCGAAAAAAAGTCATCCAAGGCGGCACAAGCGCTGGGAAAACATACGCAATACTGGCAGTCCTGATCCACATAGCAGCCAAGGCCAAGACCGAGATCAGCGTCGTATCTGAATCCATACCGCATCTACGACGTGGCGCGATGAAGGACTTCGGTAAGGTCATGCAGTGGACTAACCGCTGGCGCGACGAAGGCTGGAACAAAACGCTGCTGACCTACACCTTCGCCAACGGCAGTACGATTGAGTTCTTCAGCGCTGATCAGGAGGCGAAGCTACGCGGCGCACGGCGGCAGGTGCTATACATCAACGAAGCTAACAACATCGAGTTCGAGGCGTACCATCAGCTGGCCATCCGAACCAGCGAAGCCATCTACATTGACTTTAACCCGGTGTCGGAGTTTTGGGCGCACACGGAGGTCTTGGCAGAGCAGGACAGTGAATTGATCGTGCTGACGTACCGCGACAACGAGGCGCTGCCGGCTACGATCCGTGACGACATCGAAACGGCGCAGGTCAAGGCGGCGACATCAACGTACTGGGCGAACTGGTGGTTGTTGGTAAAATATCTTTATATCGCTGGTGTATTTGACGTTTGTGATGAACGTCTGAATGACATTCATTGCATAATATTTGTATGTTTTCCTTAGTATCTTGACCTCCGTTGCAGACTTCAATAATGTGATGCGCGACAAGATGCAGTGAAGGATTTAGTTGACTTAACCATTGTTTATCACGACTGCAATTCCAGCAAAAATCACGCATAGATTCATTGACTAATTTAATTAGCTTCTTATGCTCTGCACGATTTTGATTCTTTTCATTTTCAGGTTTTTTAACCCAAGCCAGCCATTTGTCGCATTTTGGACAAACACATTTAGCGTAGTGTGCTAAATTTTCTGTCTTGATTATTTCACCAAGTGTTCCGCATATTTCGCAAATCTTTTGTTCGTCTGTTGTCATTCGTTGGTGGTTGATTTGTTGATTGCTTTGAGAAAGTCATCGAGTGATCGGACGATGAAGTATTTGTATCCGGCCGCTTCGATTGTCTCCTGCCATTGCTTTTGTTTGGGCTGCTGCCTACCGATGACCGTCTTAAACTCAATAGCGATTAAGCCATTGTCGCTTAGATACATCATATCTGCAACGCCGGCCACGACGCCCATATCTCGATTCATAACGGCCCGGACCTTGTTGTCGCTATTATTATTTACCGCGAATAACCGCCCCCGCTCTTCGGGGTAGTTGTTCCAGTGGTAAAGAAAGCACTGTGATTGGATCTTAAATTCTGACAGTTCTTGCATCGGTTTTGAAAACATTTATAGTATGGTTCTCCAGTATCCTCATTTATTAACTCCGCCTTTTTCCTTGCCTCATATTTCGAATTTCCTGTTTTGCTGATGAGACGCAGCCAATACTCCCCCTCGCAATAGCAATCGCACATTTGATGCAGAACAAACCCCTTCTTCATTCCATCCGGGTTTTGCTTGTGCAAACTTGCCAAGACCTCCAGAGGTATGTCCTTCTTTTTATTCATAATATCAAAACGCACTTTCTGAAGAATTACATCTGGCATGATCTCCTGCGCTGGAGCTTGGAATTTGAATCCGCAACCTGGGCATTCCTTGAAGCTGTTATGGCAAAGATACTCGCAATTCGGGCATTTTTTATGAGGCGCAACACCTCCCTTTGCCGGCCTTTTATCTAAGCTCCATATGCGATCTTCGTCCCACGGACCGTGCGTGTCTATGTTGTTGCCGAAGTCGAGGATGATGAACTTACTCTTCGTAGCTGTCACCCGGCTACCACGACCAACCATCTGCAGGTACAAAGCCAAACTTGTAGTCGCTCGATACAGGATTACGACTTCTGTCTCCGGATCATCAAAGCCTGTCGTAAGAATGCCCACGTTGCACAGAATTGCGTCGGGTGTGTTCTTGTACCAGTTCAATATAGATCGTCGATCCTCGTTGTGCATTTCGCTATCTACGTGCTTTGCTGGAAGTCCGGCTTCCTTCATCTTATCGCATAGCTCAATAGAGCTTTCAATATTACTGCTAAAGACGATCGCCTTCTTACCTGGGCAAACCTGCATGTAGTTCTTAATTACCCCGCCGTATACTTTCCGGTCGCTGTATGCCTTGCCCATCTGGGCAGCATCGTATTCGCCTTGGTACATGCCGACGCCAGACAAATCGACTGGGACTTTGTAGTATTCCGGATCTGCCAGGTAGCCATCCTTAATCAATCCTTTTATGCTGACTGATTCGACAAGCTGGGTGTAGTGCTTGGATAGCGACGTCTGCTGGCCAACCCTAATTGGTGTTGCGGTAGCACCAATTACGTACTGATCTGCGTGAAGGTGTGGGAAGATTTTATCAAATGCCGTTTTGTGCGCCTCGTCAAATATTACGAGCTTCATCTGTTTCAGCAGATCACTCCACAGTGGAGTGTGAACTCTCCGCTTCATCGTTTCAATCATGGCCACGTAGCAGTTCGCATCCTGGTACTTCTTATCTCCAGCCGTAATCTTGACCGGGTTGAGTTCAAACTGCTGCAGAGCGTAGTGCGTTTGGTTCATCAGCTCTTGACGATCCGTCAGGATCATGACCTTGTTGCCCTTGTCTATTGACTGCCGAGCCATATGGCTGAACATAACGGTCTTTCCGCTGCCGGTAGGGCTGCACAGTATTAGACGCTTGTGTTGGTTACTCATGTGCATCTTCATAGCCTTGATGGCTACATTTTGGTATGGACGTAGTTTCATAGGTTTATGTTCGGTGGTAAGAGTGGTAAGAGAGTGGTAAGAGTTAAAAAGCAACTGTTACCACCAAAATATTGGGTTTGCAGTTTGCATACGATGTTTTTTGGCTCGGTGGTAAGAGTGGTAACTACTTTTAAGAAATAAACTATATTTATTAATACACACACATGACGCATGCACGCACACATCATATAGGTTAAATTGAAAAAAACGCGTTTCACTCTTACCACTCTTACCACTTTTGTGTTTTTAGAAATTGGGTTCAGACAGGCTAACTTCTGCTAATGTCCTCTTAGACATCAGATAACAGCGTTTTGTGATGTTGCTGCCACGTTGTTTAATACTCTTCCTCTCGAAGCCCATCTTCTTCAGGTATTGCCCAATCTTGTAGATGGTTATGTTCGAGGTCTTCAATCCGCTCGTGTTCAGGATGTACTGATACACATCGGATGTCGTAAACCATTCGGCACCTATGACTGTGCCAGGTGGCTCGTAATACTTTTCAATCATCTCGCCTTCTATGCTGACCTGGAGGTTCTGCTCTGTCTTTTCCTTTAGGTATTCACAGTCCGTGCCTGTGAGCATCCAATCCGTAGGGTTATCGTGATAATAGTGATACAGCTCAACGAACAGCGCAGCCTTGTCTATAGCTTCATAGGCGTCCCAATTTATGCTGGCGACGTTGATAGGTATGATGCGCCGGTTGCCGGTTGGATCGTTAATGACCTCTTCTTCATTCGACGTGCCGCAAAGCACCGCATACCTGGTTAGATCTTCGTGCGTTTTGCCGTAGGGCTTACGAACACTAAAGGTCTGGCGGCTGGATAATTCCTTGAGTTTCTTAGCCTCCATTTTGCTCTTGCCTCCAAATTCATCGTCGCAGAGTATTATCTTCTTGCACATCAGTATCTCATCATCCTTGCCGCCATCAAGTTTTGATTCGCCGTAATACGAGCGCAGTTCTTCGGGTAGTAGGTTGCGGAAGAAATTGGTCTTGCCAATGCCTTGTGGCCCTGTTAGCACCAGGCAGATAATCGAATACTGGCCATGCATCGATGCGACAATAGAGGTCAGCCATTTCGGCAGGAATCGCCTGATGTATGTGGAATCATGGACATCACTGCTAATGGTATCGCACATCCTTTCGATGTTGCCGGTAGGTCTTGATCGCTTCTGCCTATTAAACCACTCCTTGAACGGATCGTATTGGGGTGTCCATTCTGAATCGATAATATCAAAGACGAGCTGCTTCTTAACCTTGCTCCCCTGCTGATCTATGGCCTCCAGGTAAATCGTGTTTAGCACCCGATCATCGACAGGCTTGCCATCCAGCTCATACTGCCTTGTCACTTTGTTCATCCGGATGTTGTAAGTGCTAATTTGCGCCTTGAGCGCATCTAACATCTCATCCGCTGAAGGCTTATCTATTTCCTTTGCCGGCATCATAAACGTATCGTTTACGCGCTGATTCGCATCGTTGATGCCCTCTTGCTCCAGTTGTTTTAACGTCGCGCTCTTAGCTTTATCTTCATCCGCCCATCCTCCCTGCTTCCCAATCTTGAGCCGGTTCGTTTGCGCAATCATCTGCACCCGCATAGTCTCGGCCGTTTGTATCTCGATGTTCGCATTCTTACACAGGAACATGAACGTCGCAAAGGTGACCTTGCCCCGAGTTCCCTTTAGTATAACAGTGTACTTGGAATCGCATATTTTGTAGTCATACTTTAGCGACTGACTGCTGACCAGGTGGAATAGATCTCGCCCTTCCTGGCTGTCTCCGTATTTACTGACGATAGCCATCCCGATCTTCACCCAGTCCTCATATGATTCGCACAGGTTAACACGCTTCTGCTGAATCTGGTCAGTGATATAGCTGATGTCTTTGTCGCTGTGGACGTAAATGGTTTTGGGTAGGAACTTAGGCTTTTCTAAATACTGCTTAAATACCGGCGGCATTTTGTCTGCCTTGTATAAATCGGGATCGTAACTGACGTAGCGCAGTCGTGTCACATCCTTGCAAGATTCGTCTACAATCAGGTGGTAGTTGTCGGCTATGTACTTACTCAATCCAAGAAACGCATCCAGGTGTTTCTCAGAATCAATGCGAAATAGCACTGCCAATCCATATCCTCCAGTAGACGTAAAAACGCTATAGGTATACTTATCATCAATAAGCGCCTGGCGTTTGGTTTGTAGATCCGGGTTGTTCTGCTGGTCAATATCCATGCAGATGAATCCGCTGTGTTTGGTTATGTTGTCAGCGTTCCGTCTGCTAAATTCACCGCTTAGGGTTATGCATTCCAATGTCTCCTTCTTCACCTTGCCTATTCTTACATTCGTCACTTGGTCTTCATACGTACCGTTTTTGACGTTGTCTAAAAAATTATCAAGATGGATTGTGGTTCTCGGGACTACGTCCTTGTGAGTTTTGAAAAAACTGCAGTTTGTCATTATTAGAATTTATGGGTAGAAAAAAATGCCCCGACTGGTCGTAGCAGTCGGGGCAGGCCAAGGTAGCGGCTTTGCTTACGTTCACGAGCGGCTACGACCTCGCTGGCAAACTCTATCACAAATATACAACATTAAGTCATATTGCGACCTCGCAGGTCGTGTTCATCTGCGACCTTTCGCATCGCGTCAATGATGTTGTTGTCGATGTAGGTTGCAGCCATCGCAAGGTCGTAAAACAACTCCACCAGTTCAGTAGCAGTAAGTTCGCTGTCGTCACTTTCGATGCTGATGCGCTTGCCGTCGATTTGCAGGCTTAGCTTTAAGCCGAGGTCAGAATGGGAGGTCGCTGCCATTGTCTTGGATGTTTAGGTTATTGTGCGATTCTGCCTTCGGCTTGCCAGCGTAGTAGTCCGCGCTGTTCGGCGATGGCTGCTGCTTGACCTGCACGTTGCCGGCCAAGAACTCGCCCTTGGCGCCTTGCTTGCGCCAAAGCGCGACTTGGTATTCGACGCCATTCAGCAGTAGGTTGCCCTTCCACGAGGGTGCGTTGGCGTTGTCGGAGTGGTTGGTGAAGACGCTGATGTCGCCGTCTTTCTTTTGGTAATTGCTCATAGTTTGGTTTGGTTTAAGGTTTGTTTGGAATATCGTTTAATAATGTCATAATAGCTGTTTTGGCTTTTTCTTCCGTTCCTGCGCTCATCCTTGCCAAATTCTGCAAGCCTCTCCTGCAATTTAGTCAAGGCCTCAAATACTGGAAAGTCAGGCGAACAAATAGCCGTGTTCATTTCGTATTTGGCCTCGTCTAATGCGCTGGCCAAAATGTACGCTTCGTCTTTTGTGATTCTCATAGTTGTGTAAAATTAAGCATTGTGACTTTCCCACCAGTCGGCCGCTTTCTGCATTTCGCTGAGCAAGCCACCATCGTGTTCGGTGCCTTTCATCCTAATCAGGTCGTGAATGATGGTCTTCTGACGCTGGTCAAATCCGATGTCGGTGTAGTGAAGTGTAGGGATGTCACCGCTATCGTCATCAAACCAATCCTGTGCGGAAAAGTACATAGGCACTTCGAAGCTACCTGCTTCGTCTTCAATTTCAAAGATAAATTCGATGTCGTTCATAGTTGGGTTGGTTTAAAGGTTATCGGTTTGTTTCTGTGTTCGCTATTTGAATAGTAGCCAGTTGGGTTGTTGCAGTCCAAGATTTGAAACCAGTCAATGTTGTTATCATCGCACTCCACTAATTTATCACCCGCCTCAAATGCTTCATCAAAGGTGTCGTAGGTTCCTGCATAATCTTCCAGTCCGTGGCAACTGTCGTAGTTGTTGCCTGCGATTAGCAAAAATTTATTCATAGTTGGGTTGGGTATAGATATGTTTCGTTGTAGTATAATTCTGCATAAGTTGTCCGCATCTCTTTGATAGCAGTACTCCAAGTATCTCCATCTATTCGAGCATTAATAATTTGCATTTTCTCTTTTTCCATCAAAGATTTAATCTTTTCTTCAATAAGCAGTACTGCATCCAAGTCCATCGGCATTGTTGCCCTAACCCACTCTAACATTTCTTGCATAGCTGTCATACTCCTGCCTCCTTCCTGATTTGGCGGCTATCTAACTCCGCCAAGACCAGCCGCAGTTTGTCTGCGGCTGAATCTCGTACGGTGTGGTTCATGGCGATGCGCATCACCAACTCGCAGTTGGCTTGCTCGACGTGCAGGTTAGCAAGGCTCAGCCCTGCCAACCAAACTTTATAGGCTAATGGTGTCATTGGAAGGTAACGGTTAGAGTGGTCTTGGCTGGCTTCACTGGTACCACTGGCACGACTTCGCCAGTGTTGGGATCGACGATGGCGGCGGTGTCTGCCATCTTAAACGCGGTCTTAACTAATTCGTGACGTGCTTTTAGGCGGTCTGCCAGTTCAACGCAGACTGGATCGTGGTTGAAGTCCGGCATGTCACGCGGCTCGCGTAGCTGAACGCTTGCACCGTGGAACTTAAACTCGCCCTTGCCGTACGTCGCGGCTGTGTCTTTGGCCAGCTCTTCGGTGCGCTCGATGATGCTCTCCAGTGCCTTCACAACCGCTTTGCAGCGGATGTGAACAGACAGTGGATCGATTTCGCCATCAAATACCTGTGCGGTGATATGGCTGACAAAGGCGTCGATGTCTGCCTTGTCGATGTTTGTGGGTAGCGTCAGCATTGGTCGCCTCCTTTCAGTGCGTTGATGAATGCCTCTCTGTCCTTCAGCTGCGATGCCTTAAAACGCAGTTTCATCTGGTACTGCTCGAAGGCGAAGCGGCTGCGCTCCTCGCGTTGCTTGATGCTGAACTTGCTTAGTTCAAGCTTGAATTGTTGGTCTGTCATTGCCTTTTTTGGCAGTGGGGTGAAGGTGATTGTTTCGTTGTTCATGGTTTGGTTGGTTATTTGGTTATACGGAGATTTACTTTGTTGCGGTTCTTGTAGTTGTAGATTTCTTCAATTTGCGCGATTTGCTGCTTGACTGTCACCTGTGGAGTGAACTGGTCTTTTAAGTACGTCAATTTTTGAATAAAAACATCTACATCGAAATCAACATTTTGAAGGCATTTTAAGCAGGCAGTCCACATAGTTTTACGCATAATGTTTGTCAACGCGTTAATTTTTAATGCTTTGCGGACTAATTCTTCTACCTCTTTTTTATTTGGTATTTGTAATGTGCCTTTTATAAAAGCGTATTGTTTGTGCTGACCATGATTGCCTTTTTCGCATGCACACAAAACATTCAAAAGTGTAAGGTTGTACTGGTTCATTAGGTATTTGATGAAAATGTAATTGTCATTTTCAGCAGCACAATGAGATTCTAAAATGTCAAGGTAACTCCATTTCTGTTTAATCTCATTGTGACGTTGTGCCTCTTGCAAGCCTGCACCTACATTAACAATGTAATTAACAGGCAATTCAAGTTCTTTTAAGGCTTCAATTCGGTGTTGGCCGTCAATGATTTCATAGTGTTCATTGACTTCAATGAACGTAGGCAACAGTTGTTTTTGCATGCTTTCTACAATTCGCTTGACGTGATTAGGTCTGACTGGTCTATTGCCGTTCAGTTTTCTAAATTTGTTGTAATCGGTAGTGGATTTAATTAAATGTGTCATTGTTTTTGGTTGGTTTGGTAAATGATTAAAATGCATTATCGTTTTCGTTAATAAGCTTTAAGCGCTGCTCATTTAAGAACTCAACAATTGTTTTTCCGCTTTTATCGGAATATTCGTTCCTAATCATATCAAGCACAATTTCGATGGAGAGCAATGTAAATCTCTCCGCACGGATTAAGGAATCCAAATATTCATTAAAAGCATTCTGCTCCTCATAATAGGCTTGTGCCTTCGCATTCATTGCAGCTTGGTATTCTCCTTCGTCGTTATAGTACATTAGTTTGGTTGGTTTGGTTAAAGGGTTGATAGGTATTTGATTCCGGATTCGTATTTCGCAGCGTCCCAGTTCTCGCGCGCTTCCAGCTTGTAGCGCTGATCGGGATCGGCTACCTTAGCCATCAGCATCTGACCGTATTTGACGCGCAGGTTTTGCAGGTCGTCGCTTTTTGCAGTTACTATTGGCGATTCAATTTCGCTGTCAATCATCGCATAGGGTACTACCATTAACTGCGCGAGAGCGTATTTAAATGCAGCCGACAGTGCCTTGTTCGCTGATTTATCACCGCTGTCCATCCCTTCACCGACGACCTCGGTTGTTGCGCTGCTGCCATCCTCGGCTATAAATGTAAACTGTGCGGTCATCATTGTGTAAATGAGTGCGCTGCCCTTATTTGACACTCTGTCCTCTCGGCTGACATTAACGATTTTGGTTTGCACGTACACTCCGTGCTTGGCGAAAATTGGATGACAGGCGTTCATGAAGTCCTCGATGCCTCGGTATTTGTAACCTTGCTGTTGATTGGTTTTGTTTTTACCGATGGCACCAACCTCTCGCATGCATTCAATTATTTTACTGTGAATCATTTTTAGTTGGTTTATTTGGTTTAGTTGGTTGGTTGGCAGCGAAATTCAACGCGGCGCGGATGCTGCCAAATCGCGCCCGGCATAGGGTGAGGGTGTCAGCCTCGCAGTAAACTGAAGTAAGTTGCATTTTAGATTGGTTAGAAAGTGTAGGTGTCATCTTCTTCGTTGAGTTCATTGGTTTTTTTTAGGTATGCAAATATACATAAATAAATAATAGGCAGTGCGCAGAATGATATGTACCACCACCAGCGGTCGTGAAAGTCTGCCATCATGTAGACCATGCTTAGCAGGAAGGGGAGGATCAGGAGTAGGTTGCTCATGGGTAAAATAAATCTTGAAAGTTAGACAGGGTGCGGTCTTTGCCCAGGACTATTAGCAGGGTGTGTACTTCGATATAGGTGCATTGCGTGTAGAATCGCTCTCTTGTCAAAAACTCGATGCAGAACTCTCTGCTGTGCTTGTGTTCGTAGCTT